AGCATGGCGAACTTTCGCACCCAGGAAGACCTGAACGAATTCCGCCGTCAGTGGCTGCTGGCGTTTCAGGAGAACGGGATCCACACCATGGCTCAGGTCGATGCCGGCATGCGCATTGCCCGCCGCCAGGAGCGCCCATTCCTGCCGTCGCCGGGCCAGTTCGTAGCCTGGTGCAAGCAGAGCGGCGGCGCGCTGGGCGTCAACGTTGACCAGGTGATCGCCGAATACTGGGACTGGCGTAACCGCTCGTTCGAATTCATCTCCAGCGAGCAATTTCCATGGTCGCAGCCGGTCATGTACCACATTTGCGTAGAATTGCGCCACCGCAGCACCGAGCGCCAGTTAACGCATGGTGAACTGGCACGCGAGGCAGGCGATCTGCTGGACATGTGGGAAAGGCGCGTCACCGAGGGTAAGCCAGTGCCGCCGGTACGCCGGGCTATTGCCGCACCAGCTGCCGAGCAAGGGCCGACGCCGATCCAGCTGCTGCTGGCCAAGTACAACCGCAACAAGTCGAACGGGATGGTGTGACATGAACATAACAATCCGTGAGCAGGTGCTGGCAGCCCTGCGCAACAACCCAGGGTTGAACAATGCCAAACTGGCAGGGCTTCCCGGAGTGGTACATCATCGATCAGGACTATCGGGGGCAGAAGTACGCGAAGGACAAGCAGGTTGCGCGTTGTGGCAACGCAGTTCCGCCGCCATTCGCCGAGGCACTGGTGAGGGCTAATTTACCGGAGCTTTGTCAGCAGAAAGAGATCGCAGCTTAATGTCCGAGTTTCAGAACATGGTGTAACAAATCCTGCTACTTCAATGACGTAGATTCAAACCTGATATAATTAGGCTCTTCACAACACGAGGAGCCTAAAATGCACCATTACATGATCCCTATCAACGGAACTGTTCACCTGATCAAGACTGACTCTCTAATCCCTGAAGGGACTGAGTATAGCTTTGAAGGAGAAAGTCTAATCTGCGCTCATGCCACTTTTAAATCTGGGACGTATGGCTTCCTGATACCAAAGGGAAATCAGTTGAATAGAGAGCATGCGTTCTGGCATGTAAGTGGAATTCACCCTAATCCCCTGGGAATGGATAAATCGTAATCCATAATATGCATGCCATCGTCCTGAACATACGGTGGCATGCATCCGGCACTACAACAGAAACGTTAAAGTGCAAACAATACAATTCGAGCAATATTCAACCTGTCACAGATGGCGAATACCACCGCCATTTCGTGCATTCTGTGGTTTCTATTACCCATTGCGTTAATGCTGTCCAATCATCAGCTCGCTGAGGCGCTGGTTAGGGCTAACCTACAGGAGCTTTGTCAGCAGAAACAAATAGCGGCGTAATAAAACATCGCTAATTCAACCCGCTACGGCGGGGTTTTTTTTTTTTCTACTGACAGAAAATTAACAATTTGTGCTCTTAAAGCGTTGATCATTTCCGCGCATAGGTATACTGTATAAAAACACAGTAAATGCAATGGGGGCCATTATGAAAGTTGAATTAACCATTGATCGCATGAAAGAACTTCCTAAAGGCGCAGTACCAGCACTGGAGAAAGAACTGCTTAAGCGCCTGAATGATCACTATGACAATTGCAGGCTCACAATCCGCCGTGCCGGGGCCGATGGGTTAAGTGTTTTTGGTGGTGACAAGGACGATAAAAAGAAAATTGAATCAATCCTCCAGGATACCTGGGAAAGCGCTGACGACTGGTTTTATTAGAATTGCGCTTAAGGCTGGCGCGCATTTTTCAGAATACCGCAATTTGCGTAACCCTCTGATGCTGCTGCCGACAATCTTTAATCGCGTCTGTTAGTCGCTCGAAGGGAGAACATAAATGTGAGTGATTCAGCTTTGCAAACGTCAGAAGACAACTGGTATGACATTGTAAGAAGGTCTGACGGCTGCGTGGTGTTTAGCTTTCCTTCATCGGGCAGGCATCTAATTTATCGCGTCAATGGCATGGTTTCTATGCGGCCTTTGCTGGATGATGAAGAGGTCTTTACTCCTAATGGTTTTATGCAGTTTATTCACCGTCTCGGCTACCGGGTAACCCCACCTTCTGATAATATGAAATCAACGGTCTGAACAACCGTAACCTACTGCGCCACGGAGAGAAACCATGGCGCACGAACTACAACTCATCAAGCATTCCTCAGGAATCCTGATCCCCGCTACGCCGGAGACCAGTGATTTACTGCAATCAAAAATCAAACTCGGCTCCGTACTGGTGGCTGAGTTCCGGCAGGTACGCAACCCGGCCTTTCACCGTCGTTTCTTCGCGTTACTCAATCTCGGTTTCGAATACTGGGAACCCACCGGCGGGGCAATCTCCTCCAACGAACGCAAGCTGGTAACCGGCTATGCCAAGTTCCTTGCCTCATTCGCGGGAAGTGAAGCAGCACTCCTGGATGCTGCTGAGCAATATCTGGACCGCATCGCCGATAAGCGTACTGGTAGCATCTGCGCCTGTAAGTCATTCGATGCATATCGTGCATGGGTCACTATTGAGTCCGGCCATTACGACGCCATTCAGCTGCCTGACGGCACCCTCCGCAAACATCCCCGCAGTATCTCATTCGCAAATATGGATGAAACTGAGTTCCAGCAGCTGTACAAAGCCGCGCTCGATGTTCTGTGGCGATGGATACTCTCCCGATCATTTCGCAGTTGTGAAGAGGCAGAAAACGCCGCCGCCCAGCTGATGAGCTTTGCGGGGTGATGGCGATGAAATTTTCCTGGTTCCACCATCACGAATGCACCACCGAACAGGCCGACGAGCTGGTGGAGAAATACCGGGCGCGCGGTGTAAAGACAGAGCGCAGCCTGAATCGCGACAACATCACCTGGACCGTCAGCGCGCAATTGCCGGAAGGCGATAACGCGCCTCGCCCGAGCCGGGTATGGCAAAGCAAGGCGTGGGGGTGAGCATGGCAAATTTACGCAAAGAGGCTCGTGGTCGTGATTGTCAGGTTCGAATTCCCGGCGTCTGCAACGGTAACCCGGAAACGTCTGTACTGGCGCACATTCGCCTGGCCGGGTTATGTGGCACCGGAATCAAACCGCCTGATCTGATTGCCACCATTGCATGCTCTGCCTGTCACGACGAGATCGACCGCCGTACACATTTTGTCGATGCTGAGTATGCTAAAGAATGCGCGCTGGAAGGTATGGCGAGAACGCAGGTTATCTGGCTGAAAGAGGAGGTAATCAAGGCGTGAATACTTACAACATCACATTGCCCTGGCCGCCGAGCAATAACCGCTACTACCGCCATAATCGCGGGCGCACGCACATCAGCGCAGAAGGGCAGGCATACCGCGATAACGTCGCCCGAATCATTAAAAACGCAATGCTGGATATCGGTCTGGCTATGCCTGTGAAAATCCGCATTGAGTGCCACATGCCGGATCGCCGTCGCCGTGACCTGGATAATCTGCAAAAGGCCGCTTTTGACGCACTCATCAAAGCAGGTTTCTGGCTGGACGATGCTCAGGTCGTTGATTATCGCGTTGTGAAGATGCCCGTTACCAAAGGTGGAAAGCTGGAACTGACAATCACCGGGCTGGAGGCCGTATGACATTTGAATCCTGTTTTTCCGATCACCTCCGCGTTCGCTGGCAGCGGCTTCGCTTATACCACTTTCCCGGCTCTGTGCTAACGGACTACCGGATACTGAAGAATTACGTGAAAACTTATGCTGGAGAAGCGCTATGAACCTTGAAAACACAGTGAAATACCACTTCGCTAAATCCACACTGATTAGCGATTCTCCGCGCGCTACCGCCTCCGATTCACTGACCGGTACCGACATAATGGCTGCCATGGGCATGACGCAGGAACGCGCCGCAATGGGTTACAGCGCCTTCCTCGGCAAGATGGGCATAAGCAATAACGACCGGGATCGGGCGATCGGTCTGCTGGCTGAGTACGCGATGACAAAATGCGACAAGGTTGCCGCACTGCGTAAGCTCGGTGCCGCGGTTAAACCTCAGGTGATGCACCAGTTGGCCACCTTCGCTTTTGAGGACTATTCCCGCAGCGCTGCCAGCGTGAAGCAGTGCGATTGTTGTGACGGTCAGGGCTTCATTGAGGCTGACGTGTTTACCAATAAATTCCGTAAGCCAGAAGGGAAAATGACCGTGTCCGGGATGGTGAAGGTCAAAGAATCCATCAAAGTGCTATGCAAAAAGTGTAATGGCTCTGGTGTGGTTAGTGCTTCTTGCAGTGATTGCCATGGGCGCGGCAAGGCAGTGAACCAGGCTCTTACTGAGAAACAGGGCGTTCCTGTTCTGGCTGACTGTAAGCGCTGCGGAGGGCGTGGGTATGAACGACTTCCGTCGACTGAAGCCTATGCTGCTGTATGCCAGATTACTGACGCCATTAGCCTGGACACCTGGAAAAAGTCTGTTAAGCCATTCTACGACCTGCTGATCACGAAATTTGATATCGAAGAGTCCTGGGCCGAAAAACAGCTTAAGCAGATAACGCGGTAACGCCTATAGCGATAGCCTATGATTTTGTCTTGGGCTATTTACTTTTCCCGAATCTGTGTTAATTTTGTCCCAACGATGGGTTAATGCCTTCGTTTCAAGCCCTGCGGATAACACCGTGGGGTTTTTGCGTTTCTGGAGACAGCAATACCAAGGTTCGAGACATTCAGGTAAAATTGATGCATTACAGGATGTGAGGTTGGGGAATGAATAATCTACCCGATGATTACTTTTTGGATGCGGACGACGAACTCGTTGCTTTTCTGGAGAAGCAGGGCGAGGATTGTATACGCGAAATTCACCAGTCCAACGCACTAAACAAAGAAAATGGCCAGAAGTTATTGAGTATACTCATTGCTGGCGTGGGCTCGTCATTTTTGTTATTAACGCAACGTACAGGTTTTGATTACCTCACCGCTGGAATGTCTGTTTTTTTAGTCTACTGGGCAATGTGTGCGGCTTATCTTGTTCGCTGCGTCCTCGTTGTAAGGTCACGAGCTCTCGTGTCATCGACACCCTATGCGCTTTACCATGATGGCTATAAAGGGTTTACTGAAGATGATTACACTGGTTTTGAGTCGAAAGGATTTTCAGGAAAGCGTTCAACATTGAACGTCTTGCGGCGCTACCGGCTTGCGGATTTAACCAGAATGGCTGAAATGAGTAAAAAAGAGAATGCCAGAATAGGCCGAGAACTAGAAAGGGTAAGGATCGCTACAATCCTCACCCCTGTTTGTGCACTTGTAATCTCAGTACTTACTTACCTTTTTTTCTGATGTTTTCAGCAGAATCGGCAACAAAGGTATAACCTGTCCTCAGATTTCTTTCGGCTGGCTGTGGAGCCGGTTTAGGCTGTGGTGCGGGTTGAGGCTTATTTTCTCCAGATGGTTTGTTTGATTCACTCATATAATTCTCCATGTTTGATAGGGTTATTTTTGGCGATTTAACGATATCAAATACAGTGATTTGCTGCTAGAGCATGCACTTATCTATAACTCGCCCCGGCACCCGCTGGGGCTTTTTTATTTCCGGCTCACGGTAATCATCCGCTACGTGCTTTGTTGATAAATCCAACCCGTGAAGCCTGAGCCTATTTCCCCTCATACCTGAGAGGACTCACAGCAATTAAGAGGGGGCTAAATGTCCGATCCAATTTCCGGTACTGGGCTGGCTGGTGGTGCCCTGACGGGTGCCAGTGTTTATGGACTGCTGACCGGAACTGATTACGGCGTTGTATTTGGCGCATTTGCAGGGGCTGTATTCTACATAGCAACAGCAGCGGATCTGAGCGCATCGCGCCGACTGGCATATTTTATCGTGTCGTATATTGCCGGGATCCTTTGCTCTGGGTTGGTTGGCTCCAAGCTGGCAAGCTTGACCGGATACAGTGATAAACCTCTGGATGCCATTGGTGCCGTAATCGTATCTGCTTTAGCCGTTAAGATCCTGACGTTCCTGAATAATCAGGATATCGGGTCGCTGGTGGCGCTCATAACGCGCCGGGGAGGTTCAGGTGGAGCTAAATGACCCGACAGCAACTATAAACGCGCTGTTATGTGCTTGTGTTGTTATTACTCTGATGTTTTATCGTCGTGGTGATTCGCGGCATCGTCCTTGGGTTTCACGTTTAGCCTGGCTGATTACTGTTACATACAGTGCTGTTCCGTTGGCCTATCTCTGTGGGATTTATCCCCATTCCTCATGGCCCATTATCGTGGCGAATACTATTTTTCTTTCCGTGCTGGTGGCCGTCAGAGGCAACGTTGCACGCCTGGTTGATCATCTGAGGCACTAATGAACCAACAATTATTTCAAAAGGCGGCTGGTATCAGCGCCGGACTGGCTGTGCGCTGGTTTCAACCAGTAGATGCAGCGATGAAAGAATTCGGCATTACAGCACCCGCGGATCAGGCCATGTTCATCGCTCAGGTAGGTCATGAGTCAGGCGGCTTTAGCGCTGTAGTTGAAAATTTGAACTACACACCATCTGCGCTGGTGGCGACCTTCGGAAAGAGGATCACACAGCAGCAGGCTGATGCGCTTGGCAGAACAACCGAACACGCAGCCCGCCAGGATGCTATCGCCAATCTGGTGTATAGCAACCGCCTGGGTAACAAAGCGCCCGGCGACGGCTGGAAATATCGCGGCAGAGGGTTAATTCAAATCACTGGCCTCGACAATTATCGCACCTGCGGGGCGGCGTTGAAGTTAGACCTCGTTACTTCACCTGAACAGCTCGAACAGGAACTTCAGGCAGCACGCTCTGCCGCCTGGTTCTACACATCCAAAGGGTGCATGGCCTACGGTGCCGATATTACTCGTGTTACGCGCATCATTAACGGCGGCCTGAATGGCATTGATGACCGCAAAATCCGCTACAACAAAGCGCGGGCGGCGCTGCTGGTATGAAAATGAGTTATTGGGTGCTCATTGTGACGTTTATCGCCTGTATTGCAGGCGGTCTTGTCTGGTCAGCGGATCACTACCATGGAAAATTTCTGGAGGAACAGCGTCGCGCTGACGATGCAGAACAGCGTGCTGATTCCTCTGAGACCATCACCGCGAATGTCCTGCGCACCGTAGCAATAACGAACATCATTCTGGAGACAAACCAACATGCTAAGCAGCAGATCGCACTGGAGTCACAGAGAGCCGAGAACGATATCAAAGCTGCTGTTGCGGATGATGATTGTGCTGTTCGTGTTGTGCCTGCTGGCGCAGTTAAGCGGCTGCACGAATACGCGAACGGTCTACGTGCCGGTTCCGGTAGTTCCATTACCAGCCAGCCTGACGGCTGAAACACCCCAGCCAGAATTACCCGACCCGTTTACGTGGGGAGCAAGTCTTGATCTGAATGTCGCGTTGCTGTCAGCGCTGGCGCAGTGCAACAGGGATAAGGCTGATATCAGGACTTTCGAGAACAACAGGGCAGGACAAACCGATGGCACGATTAAACGTTGAAGTTACCCCACCAGACAGCGAGGCGCTGAACGGGATTTTTGCAGAGATTGAGCGCAAATATGCGCGTCAGCCGCTGACGCCAAAAGTAATTGATGAAATGCAACGCGAAGCGACGCGCCTTGTACGGCGAATGATAACCACAAAGGTTACGTTCGTCCGGGACTGACATTACAGAAGCCCTTCACACTGAGGGGCTTCGATAATGGAGCACTGGAATTATTCATGAACAGACCACACCCACCAGCGCATTTTACGATGCCACCTGACCCGAAGCCGTACATCAGCATAATGCCCGCCAGTGACGTTGGCGAGTGGCTGAATCAGCACATCCTGAGCGATGAGGGTGACCTCTACAACCCTGATCACCAGCATTTGCTTGAAGCGGATCTGTGCTTTCTCTGGGCGTCGAACACTTTCGAGAAGAAAGGGCGGTCCGTGCTGGGGCAGGCGGAAGAAGTGGCAATGCGGGCTAGAGGCTGGCAGAAAGCGCGGATGGAGCAGCAGATGTATGAATGGTTCGGCAGGGTGCCGCAGTACATCATCACGCTGGCCGCTGATTACTGCTCGCAATGTTCTGATCTGGAGTTCTGCGCCCTGATAGAGCACGAGCTTTATCACATCTGCCAAGCGACAGATGAGTTTGGCGCGCCGAAGTTCACGCAAGAGGGGCTGCCAAAGCTGAAGCTACGCGGCCACGATGTGGAAGAGTTTGTGGGCGTGGTTCGCCGTTACGGTGCGAGCCGTGATGTGCAGGAAATGATTGATGCGGCGAATCAGCCAGCGGAGGTTGCTCATCTCGATATTGCCAGAGCTTGCGGGACGTGCATGCTGCGACTGGCTTAAAACTGGACTGAATAAGACGAATGGTGATTTATGGCTGCATTAAAACCTGATGTGAAAGCCTTCATCATTCAGTCGCTTGCGTGCTATGACACGCCGACGCAGGTGGTTGAGGCTGTCCAAAAAGAATTCGGGATCAAGATCCCCCGCCAGCAGGCTGAATCTCACGACCCCACGAAGGCCAGCGGTAAGACGCTCGCCAAAAAGTGGATCGAGATGTTCCACGCTACGCGCGAACGGTTCCTGACCGAAACCAGCGACATTCCGATCGCGAACAAATCCTATCGCCTCCGCGTGCTTGACCGCATGGCAACCAAAACCGAGGGGATGAAAAACTTCTCCCTGACGGCGCAGCTGATTGAACAGGCCGCGAAAGAGGTTGGCGACGCTTACACCAATAAGCTGAAGGTTGAAAGCACTGGCAAGGATGGCGGCCCGATCAAGACCGAGACGACCAACCTCACCGCAGATCAGGCCGCAGAGATTTACCGCAAGATGATGGGGTGATAGCCGCATGTTGCGGCTATGGATTCTAGGCTTGTTTTGGTCGAGTAATACGGCCAAGAGCTTTAATTGCAGCGACTTTGACGTTGTGATTTAGATCCGAAGATAAATCAAGTAAGCGATTTACATGAGCTGGCGTTGCTGAAGCACTCTCGCCGAGAGCATAAATTGCAGACAATTTTACTTCGTTGTTAAGGTCGTTGGTTAATTCCAACAACTTAGCGCTAACTGCTGGTGTCATAAAACCTCCTGTAATTGGTACATAAACAATATCAACTTTGTTACGCAAAAACTCAATGCCTGGAATTGTTTATGCCTCTTCCGTTTGAATTCGATTTCAGAAACCCTGATTACCAGATGGTTTTTGAATGGCGGATGGAGCGCTTACAGCGCATTCGCCAGAACCCTGAAATGCTACCAGCGCTAAAGCAGTTTTATCGCACCAACCCGGCACAGTTCATCATCGACTGGGGTATGACTACTGACCCGCGTAACATCGATTATGGCCTGCCGGTCACCATCCCTTTTCTGCTGTTCCCGAAACAGGAAGAGTGGATTCACTGGATCATGGAGCGGCGCGAACGACTGGAGAACGGCATCACCGAAAAGAGCCGCGAAATGGGGCTCAGTTGGACCGCGATCGGGCTGGCCTGCTCGCTTTGTCTCTTCAACAAAGAAATGGTTATCGGTTTCGGCTCCCGTAAAGAGGAATACGTCGACAGCACCGGTGACCCGAAGGCGCTGTTCTGGAAGGCGCGAAAGTTCGTGGAAACACTGCCCATCGAGTTTCGTGGTTCGTGGGACGAGAAGAAGCATGCGCCGTATATGCGCGTTGAGTTTCCAGATACTGGCGCGGTTATCAAAGGCGAGGCTGGCGACAATATCGGACGTGGTGACCGTACCACGCTCTACCTGGTGGATGAAGCTGCATTCCTCCAGCGTCCTCTGTTGATTGATGCGGCGCTGTCGCAAACCACCCGTTGCCGTATTGACCTGAGCTCGGTTAATGGCATGGCGAACCCGTTCGCGCAGAAGCGCCACGGCGGAAAAATACCAGTATTCACGTTCCACTGGCGAGATGACCCGCGCAAGGATGAAGAGTGGTATCGCAGGGAGTGCGAGAAAATCGACAATCCGGTGGTGGTGGCGCAGGAACTTGACCTGAACTACAGCGCATCTGCGGAAGGCGTCCTGATCCCGTCCGACTGGGTACAGGCTGCCGTCGACGCGCATATCAAACTTGGTATTCAGCCAACGGGCAAGCGACTGGGCGCGATGGACGTCGCCGACGAAGGCCGGGACAAAAATGCCTTTTCGACCCGTCACGGCTTCCTTCTGGAGAACGTGCGTGAATGGTCCGGCGTTGGCAGCGACATTTACCAGTCTGTTGAGAAGGTCTTCGGCTTTTGCGAACAGGACAACCTCGAAGAGTTTCGCTTCGACGAGGACGGCCTGGGTGCTGGCGTTCGCGGCGATGCGCGCGCCATCAACGAACTGCGTTACGCAGCGCGCCGACCGTCAATACTCGCCACACCGTTTCGTGGTAGCGGCGCGGTATTTGATCCGGACGATGAAGCGGTGCGCGGGGACAACGGACAGGCCGCACGCCTGAACAAGGACTTCTTCGCCAACGCCAAGGCCCAGAGCTGGTGGTGGCTACGCAAGCTTTTCCAGAACACCTATCGCGCCGTGGTTGAGGGCATGGCCTACAACCCGGACGAAATCATCTCAATCAGCAGCGCCATGGCGAGCAAAGACAAACTCATCATTGAGCTGTCGCAGCCGACCTACTCCATTAATGGCGTGGGGAAAATCGTTGTTGATAAACAGCCTGATGGCACCAAGTCGCCGAACCTCGCCGACTCGGTGATGATCAGCTACGCGCCAATGAATTCAGCCCTGAACATCTGGGAGCTGCTAGGGAGACAGGCCTGATGGCACGAAACAAGCAATCCTCTCAGCGAACGGCACAGGCCACCGCTGACGGCTACGAGAACTTCGTCGCCCGCGTTGGGATGCAGACGCCTAACCAGCATTCAGCATCGACCTACCGGGCGAACTTCACCAGCCGCAACCGCATGCTGGTGGAATGGTCATATCGCGGTTCGTGGGTTATCGGTGAAGCGGTCGACGCTATCCCGGACGATATGACCCGAAAGGGCATTCGCATCACTTCGGAGATTGACGCCAAAGACCGTGGCACCCTCGAAGCGCAACTGGATGAGTTGCAGATCTGGGATGCGCTGAACGACGTGCTGAAATGGTCGCGCCTCTACGGCGGCGCGGTCGGCTTCATCATGATCGAGGGGCAAGCACCAATGACCCCGCTGCGACTCGAAACCATTGGCGAGGGCAAGTTTAAGGGCATTCTCCCGCTCGACCGCTGGATGATTAACCCGGTGCTGACACGCCGCATTAAAGAGATGGGGCCGGACCTCGGCAAGCCTGAGTTTTACGACGTGGTGACCACCGCAACGGGTATTCCGGCCTGGCGCATCCATCACAGCCGCCTGATCCGCTTTGATGGCGTCACGCTGCCATTCCAGCAGAAGATGACCGAAAACGAATGGGGAATGTCGGTTGTAGAGCGTATCTGGGATCGGCTTACTGCGTTCGATAGCGCTACTGTCGGCGCGGCGCAGCTGGTCTATAAAGCGCATCTGCGTACCTATAGCGTGGAGAAGTTGCGCGAGCTTATCGCGCTTGGAGGCCCGGCGTTCGAAGCGTTGCTGAAGAACATCGACCTGATCCGCCAGTTCCAGAGCAATGAAGGTATGACGCTCATGGACTCGCGGGATAAGTTCGAAACCCACCAGTACAGCTTTAGTGGTCTGGATGACATTCTTTCGCAGTTTGCTGAGCAGATCAGCGGTGCCGTTGGTATCCCGCTGGTACGCCTGTTCGGTCAATCCCCGAAAGGCTTCTCTACTGGTGATGCAGACCTCGCCAACTATTACGACCGGGTGAGCTCATTGCAGGAGCGCCGCTTACGGCTGCCGATGCGCCGGATACTGGACATTATGCACCGCTCGGAACTCGGAAAGCCGCTGCCGGACGATTTCACGTTTGAGTTTAACCCGCTATGGCAAATGTCAGACGTTGACCGATCAACGGTGGCCGTAAACACCACCAACGCGATCAGTACCGCGCTGGGCGACGGATTGATGACGCGTAAGGCGGCGATGACCGACCTGCGCGAAAACTCTGACGTCACCGGCATCGGGGCATCCATTACCGACGAGGATATCGAGAATGCCGAAGACGAAGCGCCGCCAGGCATCGGCGAACTTGGCGACAAACCGCCAGAGCCGCCAGGCGGAGATCCGATATCGAACGAGCCTACGGCAGATAGCGCGGGCGGTCGGGGATATCGTAAATGGTCGCTACGATGGTTCAAACGATAGCGTCACCGAAATAATGGATGCGCTGGAGCGCTACAGCGAAATCATCACCCCTTGGGCGACTAAGGTTGCTGAGAGCTTCACCGCCGACATTGCGCGCCAGAATGAAAAGCAGTGGCGTCAGCACAGTCGGAACATCAGCGCAGAACTACGCAACATGGTCGACCGCGCCCCGGTAGGCCAGGTGATGAAATCCATCGTCGCCGAGCAAATTAAGTACATCAAATCTCTGCCTCTTGAGGCCGCCGATCGGGTGTATGACATTCAGAACAAGGCCATCGAGGCTGTAGTAACTGGTGGCCGCGCTGAGCCATTCGCGAAAGAGATAGCTGCTTCCGGTGACGTGTCACGCTCACGAGCGAACCTTATCGCCCGGACTGAGCTTGGGCGCGCAACCGGTGCATTGGATCAGGCGCGTGCGCTGTCAATCGGCTCGAATGGTTATATCTGGCGTACAGCCGAAGATGGCGACGTCCGGCATTCTCATCGAGAGATGGAAGGGAAGTTTGTCGAATGGGGCCGACCTCCAACGCTTGACGGCATGACCGGTCACGCTGGCGAGCTCCCGAACTGCCGCTGTTACAAAGAAATCGTCTTCCCCAACCCTCATTCTTATCTCGCCTGAATCGCAGGTAAACCATGAAATATTTTTTCAATACCCGGCTGGGGGAAACCCGTTATCAGCTGGCTGACGGCTCGCTGCTGTGCAAAGACGTGCCGATAGGTCGAACGGGTAAGCAGCTTTACGGCGCTGCCGATCTGCCAAACCTCAAACCCGACAAGCTCGGCGAGATAGTCGTAACGCGCTCTCCTGATCAGGTATTCCATCCGGCCACGCTCGCCTCATTCGAAGGGATGAGCATCACGATCCTGCATCCTGAAGATGAAAACGGGAATGTGCGGCTGGTCAACCCCGAGAACTGGAAAGAGCTTGCGGTCGGGCATCTTCAGAACGTTCGGCGCGGGACTGGTGATCAGTCTGATTTGATGCTGGCTGACCTTATCGTCAAAGACGAAAGCGCCATTCAGCTGATCGAAGATGGTCTGCGCGAAGTGTCGTGCGGCTATGACGCTGAGTACGAGCAGACCGAACCCGGAAAAGCCGAGCAGGTCGATATTACCGGAAACCATGTGGCTCTTGTCCCTAAAGGCAGAGCCGGAAATCGTTGTGCAATTGGAGACAGAGACACAATGGCAAATCAAAAGAAAAGCTGGTGGACCCGCATGCGCACGGCCATCAAAACGGGTGATGCTGACACCATGAACGAACTGCTGGACTCTGCGCCAGCGGCGGTAACGGGCGATGAAGGGGATCTGCCGAGCGGCGTTAACCTCAACATTAATCTTTCACCGCAACAACCATTGCCGGACAAAAAGCCGGAAATGGGCGGAGAGCCAACCGGCGACGGCGAGGACGATATCAAAACCTTGCTCAAAGCCCTGCTGGCTAAGCTGGAAGGTACTGCAACGGGCGATAACGACGATAAGCCTGACGGCAAAGATAACAAAGACCCTACCGGCGACGGTGAGGACGACGAAGAGGAAACCACGATTACCGGTGACGCTGCTTATCGTGCCGAAGTTATCGTTCCGGGTATCGATCTGAGCCGTAAGGTGAAACCGACCGCGTTCAAACGTGATGTGCTGTCCGCCGCTGACAAAACACTGGTTCGCCAGGTTGTCGGTGATGCAGATATCCGCAAATTGCCCAAGCAATCGGTCGATATGGCGTTTAACGCCGTGTCTGAGATTGCCAAAGGGCGAAACACCCGCAGCACCACGGGCGATGCACAACGTCCAAATATGGGCATGACCAGCATCGCTTCCCTGAACAAACAAAACGCCGACTTCTGGTCTAACCGCAAAGGATAATCCAATGACTGCATATTTGTACCGGATGCCTGTTGGCATTGCCGGGGCTATCTCTCGCCCGCAGGATTTAACCGTCGAGCCGGTGATCCTTAAATCCGCTAACGCCTTCGCTGCCTATGGTCTGGCTGGCAAATACGACGCTGACGGCTTTTTTGTGCCGCTGGCGGACGGTGACACCTCCGACAAAGTGAAGGGGATCTACGTTCGTCCGTATCCGACCACATCACAGCCGGACATGGTTCGCCAGGTGGGGACGGATAAGAACTTCCCGGGCGATGCAATGAAGCGCGGTTACATGACCGTTAACCTTGGTTCTGACTTTGATGCCAGCACCATCAAAAAAGGTGACCCGGTATACGTTGTTGTCTCCACTGATGAATCTATTAAAGTGCCGCTGGGTGGTTTCTGCTCTTCAAGCGTGGAAGGGAAAACTGTCGTACTCGCGAATGCTGAATTTACTGGTGCCGGTGACGCTAACGGTAATGCAGAAATCTCCTGGAAGATTTAAGGAACAGACAAATGATTACTTTTGATCAGGCAACCGTAGATAGCTCCGGTGCCTTTCTCATCGGGGAGCTGGAGCGACTCGACCAGACGCTGAACCTGCCTCTGGTGGGGTACACCTGGACCCGAGATATTCAACTGCGTGAAGACGTGTCTATCGCAGATGACATTTCCAGCTGGACGAATACCAGCTTCGCCGCTGCGGGTACTGGTGCAAATCCGAATGGTAAAAACTGGGTAGGCAAAGACTCCACCGCTATTGCTGGCGTGAACGTGGATATCAGCAAAGACGGCAATCCACTGAACCTCTGGGGTATGGAACTGGGCTGGACCGTTGTAGAGCTGGCAGCTGCTCAGCAGGTAGGCCGCCCGATTGATACCCAGAAGTACGACGGGATGCAGCTCAAATGGCAGATGGACAACGACGAGCAGGTTTACATCGGTGATGACGCACTCGGCCTGAAAGGTCTGGCAAACCTCGTCGGTGTGACGCTGAACAACGCGCCGAAGACCTGGGCGAACTCAACCAACGACGAGATCCTCGATAGCGTGAACAGCATTCTGTCTAATGCCTGGGCAGCATCCGGTTATTCCATCGTGCCTTCTGATCTGCGCATTCCGCCAGAGCAGTATTCACTGCTGGCGAGCCGTAAGGTTTCCGAAGCGGGTAACCAGTCACTGCTGACCTATCTGGCTGTGAACACTATCGCTTTCCACCAGAACGGCGTTCCGCTTGAAATCAAAGCGGTCAAATGGCTGAAAGGGCGTGGGGTTGGCGGTAAAGACCGTATGATCGCCTACACCAACGACAAGAAATACGTGCGCTATCCGCTGGTGCCGTTGCAGAGCGTTCCTGTCCAGTATCGCGGTCTGTATCAGATTGCGACCTACTACGGCAAGCTCGGTGCGGTTGAGCCAGTGTACAAAGAAACCCTGTCCTACGTGGACGGTATCTGATAACCAGAACGGCCCCGAAAGGGGCCAGAAGGGAACTGAAAATGGCGAAAGAAAAGCTGGTTACCATCCATGTTCACACCCCGTTTACGCTGACGCTCGGCGATCAGTCAAAAAGGGAGTTTGGCCGGGGACGGCATAACGTACCGGAAGAGGTCGCGTCGCACTGGTTCACCCAGGCGCACTCCGAGCTTTCCGAAAGCGTGATTAGCGACACCGATGATCTGCAACCCATTATCGACAGCCTGCAAGCTCAGATTGCCGACAAAGATAAGCAGATTATCGATAAAGATCAGTTGATTGCCGATCTGCGAGAAGCGCTGCTCAAGCTGCAAGAGCAGAACGACAGCCTGCAAGCGCAGATTGCTGCCGCCCAGACTGGCGGTAATGGGGCGAAAGATGCCAAAGAATCAAAGCCTGCCAACAGTAAGTGATTTTCGGCGCGACTTTCCACAGTTTGCTGGCCCTGCCAAATATCCCGAAGCACAAATCCAGTTTCGTCTGAATCTGGCTGATGTGCTGCTGAGCGAAAACGTCACCGGCAAAGAGTTGTTTCCGTACTTTGTCGAGTTGTTCGTGGCTCACTACATGACGCTCTGGGCGGCAGATAGCCGGGCAATGCTCGTCGGCGGCCCGGGTGGCTCAACCAATGGTGTTCAGTCCTCCAAGTCCGTTGACAAGGTAAGCGTCAGCTATGACACCAGCGCGACGCTAAACCCTGACGCAGGCTTCTGGAATAACACCCGATATGGCGCTGAATTTTATCAGCTGATCACGATGTTCGGTGCGGGCGGTCGCCAGCTATGAGTTTCAAAAGTGGTGTAACAACGAGGGTTGATAACGCTCAGGCCATTCTGGATGCGCTCCGGTCGCTAACCAAAAAGGATGTGCTGGTGGGCATCCCGGAAGAAGACAGCGAGCGTGAGGATGTTCCGTTTGGTAATGCCGGGATCGGTTACGTCAACGAATACGGCTCACCAGCGCAAAACATACCCCCACGCCCGCACCTGATCCCCGGCGTTAAATCCGTAGAGGAACAGACGGTGCCGCAGCTCAAAGCAGCGGCGCAGGCTGCGCTTGATGGAAATGCGGCGGGTGCGGAAAGAGCGCTTAACCGCGCCGGAACGCTGGCCGCGAATGGCGTCAGGCGTTACATGACCATTACCGGCTTTACACCGCTTGCTGATAGCACCGTTGAAGCACGCGCACGCCGTGGGCGCAAAGGGGCAAAAGAGGAACTTGCGCGGCGCGCTGCTGGTGAGTCTCCTGGAACCGATCTGGTGAAACCGCTAATCGACACCGGGCAATATCGCAGAGCTATTACCCATATTGTGAGGGATAAAGATGCCGACTCTTGATGTAACAGACGTGCTTTTTGACCCCGATTTTTGCGACTTCAACCTGTGGGTAACGCGTCGCGCGCAAACGGTGGACGATGACGGGATCGGCAGCGACAGCGAAGTTAAAACGCAGTTTGCCGGGGTTGTTACTGTTGACCGCTCCCTGGAAAACCGCCGCATGCAGGCCGGGCAGGTTATCAGCGGCGCGATTCTCATCGTGACAACTGAGCGGCTGACGCAGGGGCAGACTGGCCGTGATGCCGATATCGTGACGTATCAGAACCGTGATTATCGCGTGACATTCGTCGACCCGTATACGGCTTACGGTGCTGGCTTCGTCCAGGCTCATTGTGAATTACTGCCGTTTGATGGGGGAACTCCCATTGAGCAATAACACCAGCACAGAGCGCGGCTGGCTGACACCCACCAGCGGCGATCCGGCTTATGACGAAGCGCTCGACAGGCTGCTAAGCCAGTGGATGCGCAATGTTTCCGGCTTGCCGTCTGGAATGGTTCGTCCGCGCTGGCAGAAAAATCAGCCGCCACTGCCACCCGTTGAAACGAACTGGTGCGCGTTTGGCGTTACCGGGTTGCTCATTGATAACAACCCTGCATTCACCGGGCAGACTGAAGAGGGCGCTCAGCTCTGGAGGCATGAAACGTTCGAGTGCATGGCGTCGTTCTATGGTCCGGCTGGTATGTCTTATGCGTCCCGTTTTCGCGATGGTATATCTGTCCCGCAAAACAATGCTGAGCTGAACGCGCTTGGTTTATCCCTTGGCGACTATACCGCTCTGACCCCTTTCCCCGAACTTATCAACCAGCAATGGGTTCGCCGTTACGACATGACGGTGCGACTGCGCCGGAAGGTTGTCCGCGAGTATGGCATCAAATCGCTGGTGGAAGTGCCAGTCACCTTTTTTGGAGAATAAACTATGACGCAGGGCTTACCTGTATCCAACGTTGTAAACGTTGATGTGATCATCTCGCCGAAAGCGGCTACTGGTCGTAACTTCGGCGCATTGCTAATCCTTGGCTCTTCCACTGTCATTCCGGTGACAGAACGTACTCGCCTATATGCTTCCATTGAGGACATTGGCGAAGACTTCGGTGTCGACAGCCCGGAATATAAAGCAGCGCAGGTTTTCTTCAGCCAGTCACCGAAGCCGACACAGGTTTATGTTGGTCGCTGGGCGAAGACGCTGAGTTCTTCCGAGAGTGGAGATACTGAAACTATCGTGCAAGCCGTTAATGCCTGCCTGCAATATACCAACTGGTATGGGCTGGTTGTCGCTGATGATGTTGTCGCTGGTGGCGATGTGCTTGATGCTGATGACGTGATTGAGGTCGCCAAACTTATTGAAGCGTCCAGCCTTAGCCGTATCTTTGGTGTGACCTCTGCCGACGCCGAGATTATCAGCACGACTTCGACGACCGATGTTGCGTCGAAATTAAAGGCTGGCAAGTATGCCCGTACCTTTATTCAGTATTCCACCAGCAGCCCTTACGCAGCGGTTTCTGCTTTCGGTCGTGCGTTTACTGTCAATTTCAACGGCAGCAATACCACCATTACCCTGAAGTTCAAACAGGAACCAAGCGTAACCTACGAAACGTTGACGGTAGGCCAGGCGGCTGCGGTGGATACGAAGAATGCGAACGTGTTCGTGTACTACGCCAACGACACGGCGATCCTGCAACAGGGTGTCATGGCGAACGGTGACTTCTTCGACGAGCGCCACGGGCTCGACTGGTTGCAGAACTACGTTCAGACCAACCTCTATAACCTGCTTTACACCAGCACCACCAAAATTCCGCAGACTGATGCCGGTGTTACCCGTCTGCTTTCCAACGTTGAACAGTCCATGGATCAGTCCGTCACGAACGGTCTGGTAGCTGCTGGCGTGTGGAATGGTGGCCCTATCGGACAGCTGAATTCCGGCGATACGCTGACCAAAGGCTATTACGTGTATGCGCAACCGCTGTCCGAACAGGCGCAGGCCGACCGCGAAGCGCGCAAAGCACCGTTAATCCAGGTGGCCTGTAAGCTGGCTGGCGCAGTTCATTATGCCGATGTGCAGATCAACGTGGTTCGCTAAGGAGCGATAAATGGCAACTTATTCTTTTCTCGATGTAACCGCGTCGCTCACCGGGCCGACCGGCGTTATCGATCTTGGTCAGGGTTCTGCGAACTCTGAGGAAGGTATCACCCAGACCATGGGCGGCAACAAAAACACCATGACCATCGGTGCCGATGGCGAGGTGATGCACAGCCTGCACGCCGATAAGTCAGGCACCATTACGGTGACGCTACTCAAAACCTCCCCGGTGAATAAAAAGCTGTCTCTGGCGTATAACGCGCAAAGCCAGTCCTCTGCCACCTGGGGCAATAACGTGATCGTCATTCGCAACACGGCATCGGGTGATATTTCTACTGCGCGTTCGTGTGCATTCCAGAAACAGCCTGATTTCAATAACGCTAAAGAGGGCGGAACCGTCGCCTGGGTATTCGACTGCGGCAAGATTGACCAGCTTCTCGGGGAGTTTTAACGCATGGAATTCGAAATTAAAGGCGTGAAATATCGCACCGCAAAGCTCAGCGTTTTCGAACAGCTGAAGGTGTCCCGCAAGCTGTTGCCGGTTCTGGCCGGGATGGTTTCGGACTTCCGGAGCGTTCAGGAGAAGATCAGCAGCAAAGACACCGAAGGCGCGATGGCTACCATCCTGCCAAAGATTGCCAATGCTGTGTCCGATCTGAGTGATGGCGACGTGGACGCTATCCTGTTCCCCTGTCTTTCCGTTGTTTCACGCGAGCACATGAAAGGCTGGGTGCCGGTCTGCCAGCATGGCGAAATGGCGTTTGACGATATCGACCTGCTTACCATGCTGCAACTGGTGGCGCGGGTGGTCGCCGACTCGCTGGGAAATTTTTTGCAAGGACTCCCTACCAGCGAGACGCCCACCCCGCTAGCGGAATAACCTTCAACAGCCTGCCGGGCGGTGAAGATTTTATTCTTCGCCCGGCGCTTGCCTTCCATATTGACCAGAAAGACCTTAACAGCGGTGCGGTAGACCTTTGCCGCATCGCGCTTCTCAATGACTACCTCGACATGCGCGAGGATAACGACGCCCGGGTAGATAAATGGAGAGCGGCCAATGAGCGGTAACGCAGATACGATTAAAGATTTCCTTGTTTCGCTGGGATTCGATATCGATCAGGCTGGCGCTAATAAGTTTGAAGCCGTGCTGAAAGGCGTTACAGCTAACGTTCTGAAGGTCGGCGCGGTGGTGGAAGGCGCAGCGCTGAGCATTGTCGGATTTACCACTCAGATCGCGAACGGTCTGGATAAAATTTACTGGGCATCCCAGCGGACGGGGGCCAGTGTCCAGGGCATCAAAGCGCTGGGATACGCCGCATCGCAAACCGGTGCCAGCGCCGAGTCGGCTATGTCCTCCCTCGAAGGGCTGGCCGGTTTCATGCGTAGCAATCCGGGCGCGGAAGGCTTCCTGAACCGCCTGGGCGTCCAGACTCGCGATGCCAGCGGAAAGATGCGTGATACTGCGGCCATCTTTACTGGCGTTGGGCAAAAGCTCAACAACATGCCGTATTACCGCGCGAAACAATACGCGCAGATGCTTGGCATCGATGAAAACACGCTGATGGCGATGCGGCGCGACATGAATGGCTTTACCGCCGATTACCAGTCGATGCTGCAAAAGACAGGGTTCAACGCTGATAAAGCGGCTGTTCAGTCCAACAAATTCATGACGTCCATGCGCGGGCTTACGTCGCTGTTCGGCATCATGCGGGACAAGATCGGCTCAAACCTCGCTGGTGGCCTGGCTGGTTCGCTGGACAGCCTGCGGCGGCGCATCCTCGACAATTTCCCGAAGATTGAAGAGACGCTGACCAGAGTTATTAAAGGCGTGATCTGGCTTGCGAACGCATTCACGAGAATGGCGTGGCGGCTGATACAGGGCGCTGGCTCTGTCATCGACTGGTGGAAGCGTCTTGACGATGGCAGTAAAAATCTGCTGAAAATATTCGGTGCTCTACTGGTCGCATGGCGTCTGCTTAATTCTGCGTTCCTGAAATCCCCGATTGGAATTATCACCACACTGATTCTGGCGATCGGATTGCTGTACGACGATTACCAGACGTGGAAAGAGGGCGGTAAAAGCCTGATTGACTGGTCCAAATGGCAGCCAGAAATTGAGCAGGCAAAGAAGGTGTTCAAGTGGCTGCGCGATAAGTTTCTGGAGCTCAAGGACAACCTCGGCGGCTGGAAAAATACGCTCACCATCCTGTTTGGCTTTCTGGCTGGTGCGAAGCTGGTCTCCATGCTCACTGGCATCGGGCGACTTGTCGCCGGATTTATGGGGCTTGGTAAGGCAATTGGCGGCTCTATTGGTGGGCTGGGTAAGCTGGCGCAGGGGATCGCACAGCTGGCAATCAAGAATCCATGGTTGCTTATGTTCATTCCTGCCAACAATACGCCGACCACCAGTGAAGAAATGGCGTCGATTGGCGGTATAGGCAGCAATATCGTACCTGAAAGGCAGCAGGCATATGAGGCGCTGAGAAAGGAAAATCCCGGCAAAGACTTTTTCACTGATGAGCAAATCCAGCGAAAAATTCAGGAGATGGGACTGGAGCCGGAGCAGCGAGCGCAGTCGGTTAAGCGACCTCAGGCGACGGCCCAGGGCAAGGTATTGCTCGACTGGATGGGGCCAATGTTCAATAAACTGGAGTCGCTTTATCAGCTGCCAGCTGGCCTGTTGAAAAGCGTGGCGATCACCGAGTCGGGTGGTAACCAGTTCGCCATATCCGGCGCAGGCGCGAAAGGACTGTTTCAGTTTATGGATGGCACGGCGCGCGACATGGGCCTGCGTGGGAATGATGTATTCGACCCGGAAAAGTCAGCTCAGGCAGCCGCTAAGTACCTCAGCCAGCTGTTGCGGCAGAACGGCGGAGACCTTAGCAAAGCACTGGCATCATATAACTGGGGGATCGGGAATGTTAAGCGTTATGGAATGGGGCTAATGCCGCAGGAAACGCGCAACTACATTCCGAAAGTAATGAGCAATATGCCCACCAGCGCCCCGGTGATTCAGCAGGAAACGAATATTAACATCCACGGCGTTTTCGATCCGCGCGAGGCTGCCCGTTTGACTGTTGACCGTCAAAAGGGCGTGAATTCACAGTTAACCCAGCAACTCCCCGCAGGACCGAGATAATGGATATTTTATCAGCGATTTTTCGCCAGCAATCCCGGCGAATTGGAATATTAATCCCCAGCGTGGTTGTTTCTGAAAAGCATTCTGATGCGCTAGAAATTACTGAGCACCCGGTGGAGAAGCCAACAACGAATAGCGCGTCGGGTTTCATCGCCGATCATGCGTATAAGCGCCCCAGCGAAGTCACGATGGAATGCGGCTTCGCAGGTGGCGGTTCGTTGCTGGACTTCATTGATACATCGTCAATCGGCCTCAGCGCCGGACTTAGCCCGAAAGAGACCTATCAGCAACTACTGGATCTCCAGTCCTCTCGGGTGCCGTTCGATGTAGTGACCGGAAAGCGGGTTTACAGCAATATGCTGGTGCGAGCCATCGAGGTGACAACGGATAAAACCAGCGAGAACGTGCTGAACTGCACGCTTACCCTGCGTGAAGTGATCATGTCGCAGACGCAGAGCGTTAGCGTTGCAGATAAATCAGATATGCAGGATGGCGTCAGCACATCGGCGGTGCAAAATTCCGGGACGAAATCCACTACACAGCCAAACGAATCCTTGCTGAGCCAGCTTGGCGGAAGCGTTACATCAGCATTCGGGGGATGATATGCAGTTTAACGAAATACCGCTTTCTCCTGACAATCAGCAGTTCCGCGTTTTGCTGGGCAATACCACCTATACGCTCAGGATCATCTGGCGCGATGCGGCTGGCTGGATCATGGACGTGATGGATAGCGGCGGTGCTGCGCTTCTTTCTGGCGTACCTCTCCTGACCGGCGTGAACCTATTACGACAATATCCACAGCTTGGCATTGATGGCGCGCTGGTGGTGGCGACTGATAAGGGCGCACCAGACGAGCCCACCAAAACCAACCTCGGCACATACAGCCACCTCATTTTCGTACAGGAGTAGAAATGTCTCTTAACTGGATGCGCCATTTTGAGCTGCAACTGTTGGACCAGAACGGGCAGGGCGTTTCCCTGTCTGATTTTAAGGTCACGTTCCAGATCGAGTGGGCAGATACACGCTGGCCGCGAGTGGCGAACGTGAAAATTTACAACCTTTCGACCGATACCACGAACAAGATACTGGGGCAGGAGTTTGCCAAAATTCGCATCATTGCCGGGTATGACGGTATAGCGCCGGATGTTGATGCGAGCCAGGTTGGTGTGTCCCGGGAGATTTCACCAGACCAGATAGGGCAGGTGAACGGTCAGAACTACGGCCTGATTTTTGACGGTGATATTCGCTTCACCGTCACCGGGAAGGACAACATCACCGATTCCTGGGTGCTGATTCAGGCCATCAGTAACCACGAAGCGTTCCTCTACGCGACTACCATCACCACGCTTGCCGCTGGTTATACCGTTGCGGACCTGCACCGGGCGACTATGCAGGATTTCAACGCGTTCGGCGTGACGCAGGGCATTACCGGTGACTTTCCTGATACCGTGTTTCCTCGTGGCCGTGCGATTTATTCATCCACCCGTAACGTGATGGATAATATTGCTGCGCAGTGCAAAGCGACATGGCAGCTGGTGGATGGTCAGGTCCAGATGGTGCCGGAGGATAAATATATTCACGAAGCCATTGTGTTGAATGCCGATACTGGCCTGATCGGTATGCCGCAACAAACGATGGGCGGCGGAGTAAACGTGCGGTGCCTGATAAACCCAAACATCCGTATTAATGGTCTTATCCAGCTCGATCAGGCTTCGGTGTACCGCGCCGCGCTCGGCAATAGCGAAATCGCACAGTCGCCCGGGCGTATCACCGAAACAGAAGAGAACGGCAACCGTGTGCTGACCGGCACGACGTCACAGGCTGCCAGCATTGCGACGGATGGCGTTTATATCGTCAAAGCTATCGACTATACTGGCGACACCAGAGGTCAGGCGTGGTACATGGATTTGATGTGTTTTGCGCGTGGCGCTCGTGACCTGATTAGCCAGTCGACTATAGCTCGCTCAGGAGGAAATTAAGTGGGTACAAATAAGAACGGAATTCGATATAGCGCACTTTTTCTTTCCGGGTTGCTCTTATCCGGGGGCGCGAGTGCAGGCTTTAATTCCGCGCAGAACGCTGAGTACAAAAGACGTCCAGGATGGCAGCCGATAGTAATTTTATCGACAGATGATTGTCAGACATGGAAATCTAAAGGGAAGTCACTAATTGACTGGAGTGGCGAGATCTGTGGTCCTGACGGGTTGATTAAGGCAATCAATAAAAAGCCGGAGAATATACCAGCTTTTTATGCTGCATATCATGAGTACGGCACAGGTGGAGTTAGGGCTATCGATGTAAGAGATAATTCTCAGCTAAATTATCTCAATTTTGTAAATGATTTAGCTAAGAAACTTTCTTCTTCGGCTGTTGTATTAAAGATTTATGATGATTATATCATTGATAGAAAACCCATGGGGCTTGCAGAGGTTTCACGAGAAAATTTTGTAAAACAGCTAAATGAGTTATCGCTGAAGCAACCTGCCATCTATCAAAAAATGAACGACGTAGCCAAGGCTGATTACGAGAAAAGTAGTAATGTTCACAGTAACGAAAAGCTTGGCGTGAATTACAAAACAGTCTGTGGTCCTTATACGATTGATCTGTCTTCTGCTGATGGTTGGGCCAGAATTAATGGCGCAAAACCAGAGACGCAAAAAATTAGCCCAATCGGCTCTGGTGGTAGCACCAAAGGGGAACCGGATAACATCAAGATGGAGTGGATGGCTGCCACTAATCAACCCGGCCGCTGGGTTGGGCTTGAGTACATCAAGCGCAACGGAAAAGCTATTCTCAACGCACAGTGGTTGCAGGCCAGCATAGACGCGCCGCGCCAGTATGCAACATACGACTGCCGAAAAGTAAAATAGCCCGCCAGATAGGCGGGCATGCGTCAAAAATATTGAGCTTTAATTATAATAAACACAATAATTACGAACAGGATGTTTCTAATTATTTTTTGCTTATGAGTAAGTTGTTTTTTTTCTGTCGATTTCCCGGGAGAGTAAAGGTTAGTGGTATGCGACAGCCCCGTGCCGGGAAGGCCATTTGTCATCTTTACGCCTTTTTTCCCGATGTTAATGGTGGAACCTTTACCACCAATTGAAGTGCTTACTCCGCTTTTACTAATGTTGATCGCGAGTCCGGGCGCAATCCGGATTCTTTTACGAAATCTAAATCCCATTTGTTACTCCTGTAGTCAATAATGCGATGGTGCAGGTCCACTCTATGGCGGCTTCATGGCTGAAATTGATTTTCAATGCTTACTTGTTGCAAACATATCCTAATACACCTTGTGAATGTGTGCCATTGCAGCGGAAAAGCCTTACTTCACACTGATGTAGCTTAGTTACTAAGAGATAATTGATACCAAACCAGCTTCGGCTGGTTTTTTTATGGGGGTTTTATGCCAATCCCAACTCAATCACAGATCGGCGGTGAGCAGCAGACCGCGCAGGCCATTGCCGATTCTGTGTCTACCCAGATGCGCGTAGCGATGCCCGGCATCATTCAGTCGTTCGATCCTGACACTGTTACCTGCACAGTAGAGGTAGCGCTTCGCGGTATTGTTGGCGATGGCTCCACCGAATTAAAACCGCTGGTGGATGTGCCGGTTATCTTCCCGCGCGGCGGCGGTTGCACGCTGACCTTTCCGGTAAAAGAAGGCGACGAGTGCCTGCTGATCTTTGCCGACCGTTGCATCGATTTCTGGTGGCAGAGCGGCGGCGTTCAGGAGACCGTCGATCCGCGACAGCATGACTTATCTGATGCGTTCGCCATCGTTGGCCCGCAGTCGCAAGCACAGAAAATCAGCGGTATCAGTACCAGCGCCGCGCAGCTGCGAACCGATGATGGTGCGGCGTTCGTAGAGGTTGCCGCAGGACATAACATCACCGTTCAAACACCGGGCCAGCTCACGGCTACGGCTGAAGGTGGAACGACAATCACATCCCCGACTATCACGCTGAACGGCAACGTAACGATTAATGGCAATCTGTCTCAGGGAATGGGCGAAAGTGGCGGTACTGCGACGATGCTTGGGCCGGTGACGGTGACTAACGATGTGAAGGCTGGAGGTAAGAGCCTCATCCAGCATACCCATGGCGGTGTGCAGAATGGCAGCGGGAATACTACCGCGCCTAATTAAAAACTACCAAACAGACAAAAGCCCCGGGTGCGCTAACACTTCGGGGCTTTTTACTTTCTGCACCTTGAGGATAGCAAGGGAGAATATGTGATTAATTTTAGCAAACTGATACGGGAGTTGCGAGTCATGGGCGAAAAACTACCCAACTGGAAATTCTTCCTCATCTGGGCCGTGTTCTTTTTATTCGGTCTGTCAAGCGTTATTAGCGCTATACGCTGGTGGTGATTTATGCGATACAGACGTGAAGACGCCGACGGTGATTACACTTTCGGGCAGGGTGACGATACTTTCCTTATCGACAGTCCGGAATGTGTCGCCCAGGCAGTAAAAACCCGCTTCGAGCTGTGGCGCGGTCAGTGGTTTCTCGATCTGACGGAAGGCACGCCGTATGTTCAGTCGGTGCTTGGTAAACAGCGATCTGACGTCTACATCCTGGCTATACGTGAACGCATACAGGACACACCGGGCGTTCTGTCGATTCTTTCCTTCGATACCAATTATGACGGCACCAGCCGTCGCGTCACCTTCACTTCCTCCATTGACACAATCTACGGCCAGACGACTGTAACAAGCGAGGCATAAATGGCTTTGAACCTCGACACGCTGGGGCTATCGGCAACGGTAACCGCCCAGGGGATTAGTGCGCCTGATTACCAGACAATCCTAGATACACTGACCAGCTATTTCAGGCAGATTTACGGTAGTGATGCCTACCTCGAACCAGACAGCAAAGACGGGCAGATGGTCGCGCTGGTGGCTCTTGCCGTGCATGACGCTAACAACACCGCTATCGGGATCTACAACTCTTTTTCACCGACGACAGCGCAGGCCGCAGCGCTTAGCAGCAATGTGAAAATTAACGGGATCACGCGAAAAGTAGCGACAAACTCTACAGCTGACCTTCTGTTAACCGGTACGGCAGGCACGACTATCTCGAATGGTTCTGCACGGGATAAAAACGGCATAATCTGGAATTTTCCAGCGAGTGTAGCGATCGACGTTGATGGTACTGTGCTGGTGACGGCCACATGTGCGAATAGCGGTTCGGTTGCGGCGATGGCCGGGACTATCACCACCATTAACACACCGACTCGCGGCTGGGTGTCGGTAACCAACCCGGCTGCGGCTACTGTCGGTTCACCAGCAGAAACCGACGCAGAGCTGCGCATTCGGCAGGGGCAAAGCGTAGCGCTATCATCGATCACACCGTTTGAAGGCGTCGACGGTGCGATCGCCAACGTTGCGGGCGTGACACGTCACAAGCTCTACGAAAATGATACTGGAGCAACCGACAGCAACGGGTTGCCACCGCATTCAATTTCCGCCATCGTTGAGGGAGGGGATGTTACTGAAATAGCCCAGACCATCAGGGGGAATAAAGGGCAGGGAACCGCAACTTACGGTACAACTTCTGTCACCGTGCCGGATACTTACGGTAATCCTCACGTCATCAGTTTTTCGCGTTCTACCGATGTGCCAATTTTTGTAGCCATTACCCTGAAAGTTTTTACCGGGTATACATCTCAAATCGGCGAGCAGATAAAACAGGCTGTTGCCGATTATATAAATGGCCTGGCAATTGGCGATGACGTTCTGCTGAGTCGTATTTATTCCCCGGCAAACCTTGGCGTGGTAAGCGGAGGCAGTGCTCGCTATTACGACATTCAGGAGCTGCTCATCGGCAAATCCTCTGACTCAGTCGCAAGCGGAAATATCGATATTGCTTATGACGAATCTGCGTCATGCGTTGCGAGTCACGTCACTATCACGGTGACCTCATGAGCAAATACACCGAACTGATCACTAACTACCATGCTACCAAGCCACTCTTTTTTGACCATATAGATCTGAGCACCCGCCCGCTGATTGATGTGTCCAGCACTATGTCAGGGCTTGTAACAGCCTTCGATATCGATACGGCGGTTGGCGTGCAACTCGATATCCTCGGCCTGTGGATTGGGCGTAGTCGTATAGTCAGCCAGCCAATTAGCGGCGTTTATTTCAGCTGGGACACTGACGGGCTCGGATATGACCAGGGCATCTGGCAAGGGCCATATGATCCTGATTCTGGCTATACGACGCTGAGTGATGAGACGTACCGCATCATTCTGAAAGCGAAAATCGCTATCAACAACTGGGATGGTCGGAACGACTCTCTGCCTCCCATCCTTGACGCTGCTACCGCAGGCTCTGGACTGAAGATGCAGATCGTCGATAACCAGGACATGACGATATCGGTCTGGGTTTTTCCCGAGACTGATATTTCTGATGTGTCACTCGAACTGATAGCCGCTATCAAACAGGGTTATCTCACCGTTAAAGCTGCTGGTGTATGGGCTGGCGGCGTTGAAACACCCTCAGTCGAAACACCGTCCGAAGGAACAAAATTCTTTGGATTTGACATGGATAACGAATACATCGCCGGTTTTGATGACGGCGCATGGGGGAGATTACTTTAATGGCTGGAACTAATGATTTTAAAGCGTTTGCGACAGATGCTAATGCAAATGTTACCTCGCAGGAGGAATGGGAGACGCTAACCGCACTGAAGAAAGGATTCTCCTCGGGTAAAGCATCCAGCGCACAGGTCAGTAAAGCGCTGCGCCAACCGTCGACGATGGCGGCTGTACTGGGGCAGTTTATCGCGAACGCCGAACTGGACGCGCTCGATGATGGTGACGTTGATGGACTGGTGGCAAAGCTGGCGACAGCGATTACCACAAACCTTGGTCTGGGAGAAATTGCCACTGTAGCTGATATTCAGGCTGGTACAGCCAGTAAGTTGGTGGATGCGGAGGGGCTAAAAAAATACCTGCCAACGAAAGTAATGCAGGTATCCGGTTTTATTCGAATTCCTGACGTTCCTGGTGGGACCATAATTCAGTGGGGACAAGTTACAGAAACCATAAATGAGGGGACTAAAAACGTGGTATTACCCACGCCATTCCCTAATTCTGGACGTTTTGCAATTGCAATTCCTTTGAATCTTGCAGGGGATACCTCATGTGACATTTTTGCACAATTACAAAGTGCATCCCTTACGGGAATTAATTTCTTCTTTTCCTGGGTGTCCAGTTCAACCCCGGCAAATGGTTTCCAATGGTTCGCAATAGGATATTAAAATGAGAGCGTATTTTATTCCATCGGTACCAACATTCATTTCTGAATCATGGAAAAGTGACGGTACCTATACAAAAGAAAACTGGCCCTCTGATGCTGTGCTCGTTACCGAAGAAGAGACTGCTGAATACTGGATGACCATACCACCTGATGGGAAAAAACTTGGTGCTGTGGATGGGAAACCAGCGTGGGTTGATATTCCGCCCCAGACCCGGGAAGAATTGATTACGACTGCTGAGAATGAACGTCAGCGGCTGTTGGCTCACGCTGATGCGATGATGCTCGACTGGCGTACAGAATTAATGCTGGGAGAAATCAGCGACGCCAACAAAGCAACATTGTCGGCGTGGCTGGCATATAAAAACGATGTGAAATCGGTTGATGTGACAATCGACCCTGAGCATGTTAGCTGGCCTGTTCCCCCGGAAGCGTAGGCCATACGGGTTTTGCTGTATCAACTCGCATCAGCAAGACCCGGTATTTTTTCCATTCAGAAAGCGCGGCGGTTTCCTCATCAGTCGAGATACCGGCATCAACCGCATCCTGTCGCCAGGCTATCTCGGCGTCAGCAATGGCTCGTAATTGCAACTTATTAGCTTCGGCTTTCTCGATCAATTCTGCCTGCGACGGTGGATGATTTAATATTGAATTAACCTCATCTTCCGTAATTTCTTTTTTATTACCAATAAACTTATCTTGTGAACCGTCATCCTCATAGGCATAAATTATATCTGCATCATCGATAAAATACTTCATCTTAGCTCCCTCCAGTTTACACTTGAGATACCAGTGGTAATAACCTGGTAGGTGGAATTATTGGGAATAACGGGGCAATAACCTCCTGCGCCACTTATTGTCACACCATTTATTCGGACATTCACAGACCAGCTTGCTGATGGTCGGACAAAATCAAGCAATAACTGAATTGGTTTTCCTGTTGTGTTTGTGTAAACCACTCCAATACTTCTACTTGATGTCATGTCTTGCCATGTCTGATCAACTCCGAGGCTTACTTTTGCAGCTTCTCCCAATTGAACCTTTTTTATAACCATCAAAAATCTGGTGATGCTTCGCCGTTTCTCCTGTTTTCATAACAGGAGAAATCCCATGATTTACGGTTATGCCCGAGTATCAACAAACCACCAGGACACTGAATTGCAACTAACGGCGCTCAAGTCAGCGGGTTGTGAGAAAATTTTTGAAGAGCATGCCAGCGGGAGGAAATCGAATCGGCCGGTTCTAAAACGGCTGATCGCCACTATGCAGCCGGGGGATGAACTGGTGGTCTGGAAGCTGGACAGGATAGGCCGCAACGTTCTGCATGCGCTGTTGATGTTCCAGCAGTTACAGGAAAAGGGTATCAACTTCCGCAGTATTACCGATGGCGTGGATCTCAAAACAGCCAGCGGCCGCTATAAATTTCGTAACATCCTTTCCGCAGCACAATATGAATCTGATCTTAATAGCGAACGTACCTTAGCAGGGCTGGCCGTAGCCAGGGCAAAAGGGCGAGTTGGTGGTCGCAGGCCTAAGTTCACGGATGAGCAATGGCGGGAAATGGGGGAGCGGATGGCAACCGGTGAATCACGACAAAGCGTATCAAAAACGTATGGAGTAGGGCTCTCAACTCTGTATAAAAAGTTTCCAGCTAGCTGA